GGGCCAGCCGCTCACGGGCGGCCTCGGGGACGAGTCGGGGCTCTACACGGCGTCGAACAAGGTGTTGGACGCGTGGCAGACGATGCGTCGTGGCATCGCGGCCATGCAGGGCCGCACGATGGAGTTGACCAACCCGTGGGACCCGATGGAGAACTCGGCGGCGCAGCAGGCATTCGAGTCAGCCCGGTCGGACATCTATCGGTACTACCGCAAGCCACCAGCGGACTTGTCCTATGCGAACAAGCGGGACCGGTCGAAGATCCACCGGATCGTGTACGAAGACTCTCCCTGGGTGGACCCGGCCACGATTGACGCTGAGGCCGCGGAACTGGTCGAGACGGACCCGGCGCAGGCGGAGCGGTTCTTCGGTAACCGGCTGGTCCAAGGCTTGGGTGCTTACCTCACGGATGCAGTGTGGGGCGATGGCGTCGACGTGGACGTGCCGGACGGAACGGCGGTCGCTGGCGGCTTCGACGGGTCGCGGTCGGGTGACTGGACGGCGCTGCGGTTGGAGACGATCGACGGTCACCGCTTCACGCCGACGTATGGCCCGGACTCACGGCCGACGGTGTGGCGCCCGGAGCAGTGGCCCGAGGGTCGCATCCCTCGTGGTGAGGTCACGGCGGCTGTCGATGAGGTGTTCCGCCGCTACAAGGTGAAGCGGTTCTACGTGGACCCGCGCTACTTCGAGACGCAGGTCGACTCGTGGGCGGCTGAGCATGGCGAGGACGTCGTGGTGCAGTGGCCGACGAACTCGATCGGGCGCACGTTCCCGGCCCTGCTGCGGTTCCGTGAGGACTTGGCTGAGGGGTTGACGACGCACTCGGTCGATGAGGCCGCGAAGGGGTGCGCTCTGGCCGCCCGCAAGGTCGCCAAGCCGGGCGACAAGTTCATTCTCGGCAAGCCTGCCGAGCACATGAAGATCGACATTCTGATGGCCGACATTCTCGCCCACGAGGCCGCCGCTGACGCCCGGGGCGCTGGCTGGGGTGATGACTCTGGCCCAACCATCTTCTTCTTGCGTTAGACCTTGATCGGAGGGATTCGTGGCGCTCTCACCCTCCGAGATCCAGACCATCGACCGGCTGCGTCAGCAGTGGGAGTCCCAGGGCAAGGCCGATGAGCTGAACTTGCGCTACTACCTGGGGCGGCAGCGTGTCGAACAGCTGGGCATGGCCATCCCGCAGTCGATGCGCCGGTTCCTGGTGGTAGCGAACTGGCCGCGGGTTGTCGTGGACACGATGCGGTCGCGGCAGCGGATGCGTTCAATGATGATGGCTGGCGAGGACACGGTGAATCCGCAACTGCTGGCTGCCCGTCGCGCTACCAACCTTGACGCGCACTTGGCGATGTTCGAGACGGATGTGCTCGTCTATGGCCGTGGTTTCCTGTCGTGCGGGTCCAACGAGGCCGCGCCAGGTTCGCCGCTCGTGCGTGCGGAGTCACCGCGGCAGATGGTCGCCGAGGTCGACATTCGCACCGAGACGATGCTGGCGGCGGCTCGCTTCTACGGGACCGACGAGCAGACCGGCACCACCCCGACCAACGTCACCTTGTACCTACCCGAGGTGACCGTTTGGGTTGCTCGAGGTGGCGATGGTCGCTGGGTTGAGGTGGACCGCGACCCTCACGGCCTTGGCCGGGTGCCGATCGTGATGCACTTGAACCGGCGCAGGTCGGGTGAGTGGGCCGGTGAGTCCGAGATGAGCGACATCATCCCGATCACGGACGCGGCGGCGCGGTCACTGACGAACATGCAGTTTGCGCAGGAGTCGCACGGCATTCCGCGCATGTGGATGACAGGGGTCGCCAAGGGTGATTTCGTCGATTCCAGTGGCAAGCCGATACCGCAGTTCGAGGCGTACTTCAACGCGATCCACACCCTGACCAAGGCAGAGTCGAAGGTCGGGCAGTTGGAGGCCTCTGACCTCAAGAACTTCGAGACCGCGCTCAACGTGTACGGGTCACAGGCATCGATCGTGACCGGGTTCCCGTCGCGGTATTTCGGGCATTTCACGGCGAATCCGCCGAACGAGGCGAGCATGAAGGCCGATGAGGCTCAGCTTGTGTCGCGGGTTGAGGATCAGACGACGCAACTCGGCGTCACCCTCGGGTGGCTCGGCGGGCTCATGTGGCGCTTCATGACCGGCGACTGGTTGGACGGCAATGCCGTGACGGTCGACTGGTTCGATGCATCCACTCCGACGGTGGCGCAGCGTGAGGACGCGCTCATGAAGCGGCGTAGCGTCGGCGTGCTGTCCAGGGAGGGCTACTGGGATGAGCTCGGCTGGGGTGAGCCGCGGAAGGCCAAGGAGCGCCAGTACCTCGAGGCCGAGGCGCTGGACCCGCTACTGGCCTCGCTGACTCGCACGGTGACCGGTGATGCTCAAGTCGGCGGTTGAGCACTACCGCAACGAGCAGCGGATCACCGCGGCCGGTGTGGTCGCTCTCCGTCGGGTGCGGTTCGACACGCTGGACACTCTCACTCGGACTATGGCGGCGTTCCAACTGCTCGCCGCTCGGGAGGCGTTGCGTGCCTTCCCGCTGATGCTGTCCGAGCAGAACGTGGACGCGCCTGCAGAAGCGACTCCCGTCGCGGCCGCACTGCTCGGGTCTGCGTCGGATGGGCGCGGCATTCGTGGCCTGTTGGATTTCACGCGAACCAGTTCCGTGACTGCTCAGGCGTTCGATTTGATCGTGACGACACAGTTGCAGGATGTGGCGCGGCAGGCGTCGTCGATCGCGCTCGGGTCACGGCCTGCGGTGGACGGCTATGTGCGGATGCTCAACCCGCCGTCGTGTTCGCGGTGCGCGGTCCTGGCTGGCAAGTTTTACCGCCGCAACCGCGGATTTGCCCGGCACCCGAAGTGCGACTGTCGTCACGTGCCGGCGACTGAGGACACCGCCGGCGATCTGCGGACGGACCCGAACCGCTACTTCGACAGCCTCGACGCGGCCCGACAGGACGCCATCTTCACCAAGGCGGGCGCCGACGTGATCCGACGCGGTGCGGACGTTGCGCAGGTCGTGAACGCCCGTGCCGGCATGTCCACGGCTCAGGTCGCCACCAGGGGGCCGGGTGACCGGTGGACTGCCTCCGGGCGACTCACCCATTCGACCGCCTTCGGGCAGAGGCTCTACACGACCACTGAGGGCATGACGCGGCGAGGGGCGGCCTACGGCGCCCGTGGCGGCAAGAAGGTGCGCCTCATGCCCGAGTCGATCCTCGAAATCGCCGAGGACGACGCCGAGGTACTACGCCTGCTCAAGGCGCACGGCTACCTCACCTAAGACCAACCCCAGCGCGAGGCCGGGGCCTTCTCCAAGAGGGAGAACCAATGTCGGAGACGACGACCGAGACGACCACGCCCACACCCAAGGCGGTCGCGGAGGCGACCGAGAAGGGCAGGCACGGCGAGACGCCCGAGCAGACCATCGAGGCTCTGCGGGCGGCGCTGGCCAAGGCCAACGATGAGGCGAAGGAGAACCGTCTCAAGGCAACCGAACTGGACCAGATCAAGCACGCGCAGATGAGTGAGCTTGAGAAGGCCCAGGCGGCGATGCAGACCGCCACCCAGGAGGCCGCGGCCGCGAAGGCGGAGGCGCTGAGGTGGCGGATCGCGGCCAAGCACGGCATCAGCGACGAGGACGCCGAGACGTTCCTGACCGGCAGCGACGAGGAGTCGCTGACGAAGCAGGCGCAGCGGCTCGCCTCGCTCGCCACCACGTCCAATCCGGCGACCCCCAAGCCTGACCTGACCCAGGGCGGGCAGGGCGCTCCGACGCCCGCACTCAACTCCGACGCGCTTGAGGAAGCGCTGAGGTCCAAGCTCGGCATCGCGTGATGCCGCGACCGTCCTAGGAGGACACAATGGCGATCACCGCCGCAACCAAGACCTCCGACTTCTCCGGGTTCCTGACCCGTGAGCAGTCCGAGGCGATCTTCGAGAAGGCCGCCCAGCAGTCCGTCGTGCAGCGACTGGCCCGCCGTGTCCCGCTCGGCATCAACGGTCAGTCCATCCCCGTCGTCACCGGCAAGGTGAGCGCTGGGTGGGTCGCTGAGGGTGCGCAGAAGCCTGCCTCGCAGGGTTCCATCGCGCTCAAGACGATGGACCCGAAGAAGCTGGCCGCGATCGCGGTCGTCTCCGCTGAGGTCGTCCGGGCCAACCCCGGCGGCTACATGGACCTGCTGCGTCCGCAGATCGCGGAGGCCTTCGCCGTCGCGTTCGACGCGGCCGCGCTGCACGGCACCGCGTCGCCGTTCACGACCAACCTCGACACCGGGTCGTCCACGCAGGAGTTCACCGGCACGGCGCCGGCGTTCACCGCGGTCTACACCGACCTCAACGCCGGTCTGGCCACTCTCGTCAACGCCGGCAAGAAGCCGAACGGTTGGGCCTGGGACTCGCGCATGGAGCCGGTGTTCAACGGCGAGCGCGACACC